TTTGAACGGAAATACGGTGGAATTTGTATCTACCGACCAACCGCAGAAGATTAGAGGTCGTAAAAGAAACTATTTGTTCATCAACGAGGCAAACGAGGTCAACTACGAGTCTTGGATGCAGTTAGCCCTAAGAACTACGGATAAAATCGTAATTGACTACAACCCTTCCGATTATTACTCTTGGATTTACGATAAGGTGATTCCTAGAGAAGATACCGACTTTACCATCACAACCTACAAAGACAATCCCTTCCTAGATAAAAATATCGTAGCGGAAATTGAAAGGCTAAAAGATGCCGACCATGAATATTGGAGAGTCTATGGACTTGGGGAAAGGGCTATTAGTGAAGCAACCATTTACAGCCATTGGAGAAGAAGAAGGAGTTTTCCTGAAGGAGGAGATGTGTTTTACGGACTTGACTTTGGTTATAACAACCAAACAGCCCTTGTTAGATGCAAAAACTTCGATGGTGACATTTATGTGGAGCAGTTGATATACGATACCAAAATGTCTACATCCCTACTTATAGACAGATTAAAGTCTATGGGGTTATCTCGTAGAGATGAAATATTCGCAGATGCTGCGGAACCTAAAACCATAGCCGAAATCAACAAAGCTGGGTTTAATCTAAAACCTGCCATTAAAGATGTTTTTGCAGGAATCAACAAGGTCAAATCGTTTCCAATATTTATCAAATCAGAATCTTTGGATTTGTTAGATGAGATTAAAAACTACAAATGGAAAACGGATCATGATGGCAATACCATGGATGAACCTGTGAAGTTTCGTGACCACTTAATGGATGCCATGAGGTATGCCATATACACAAAATATGCGAAACCGAAGAGAGGTTGGATTGTTTAGCTTAAAAATTTGTTACTTTTGTAAAAATATCATATAGTGAAGTTAACGGACATATTATCTTCGATTAACCCTTTTAGTCAAAAGGCATCATCGCAGAACGCTACAAGCAATCCACTTCCAAATTTTGGTGGGATTATCGGTGGTAGACCAATCTACCCTAATTTAGATTATCAGAAATTCGTACAAGACTATACACTTAACTCTGAAGTTTATTCTGTAGTAAAGCGTATCTCTAAAACAGTTTCTACTGTTCCGTTCTATGTTTACAAGATTAAAAGCAAAAAAGAACTGAATAGATACAAAGCAACGATGTCTAATGTAGAAAGTCTTGCTGATGTGGCTAAAGCGGAATTAATCAGAGTGAAAGCAGTAGATGAGATTGCAGATTCTCCCCTAAACAGACTTTTAGAATCACCTAACGAATATCAATCATTTTCCGAGTTGTTAGAAAATGTGATTGGCTATAAACTTATCACAGGAAACTCTTACATATGGGCGAATAGATTATCAAACGGAAAGGTTAGCGAATTAGTTACACTCCCACCTCAATGGATCGCAATTATCAGCGATGGTACAATCAATGGGGTTGAAGGCTATCAGTTTACTCTAGTTGGGTGGGATAAGTTAGCAAAAGAGGATGTTATTCATCTAAAATACTTCAACCCCCTATTTAATACGAATGCACAACAATTATATGGCTTATCGCCTTTACAAGCTGCTTATAGAACTATCCAACGTAGTAACGATGCTAAGGATACCTCTGTAGGTATGTTGCAGAACCAAGGACCGAAAGGTATCTTGTATGCAGACGAATCAAATGATTTCGGACCTGAACAAGCTGGTAAATTAAAAGAAGATTTTTACAATCAATACGGAACTAAAGGCAGAATCGCTAAGAACGCAGGTAACATCTTAATCGCAGGTGCTAAATTAGGATGGGTGAATATGGGAATGAGCCCTGTTGATTTACAAATCTTAGAATCAGAGAAAATTACACTTAGAGAACTTTGTAACGTATTCGGAGTAAACTCAGCGTTATTTAACGATCCTGATAATAAGACTTACAACAACATGAAGGAAGCTAAGAAGGAAATGTTAACCCAAGTGGTACTTCCTGAATTAGTATTGCTTCGTGATGCTTTCAATAGATTCTTTGCAAACGAAATGGGTAAAGATTACTATATCGATTTTGATATTACAGTATTCCCTGAATTGCAAGAGGACATGAAAGAATTAAGCGGTATCTTATCTCAATCATGGTGGATTACACCTAACGAGAAAAGAGCTGCTATGCGTTACGACACAGTTCACGATCCGACCATGGATGAGATTTATATTCCTGCTGGTTATTTACCGATTGCAGAAATTACCATGCTTCAAGATCCAACTAACGCACAACAACAAGGAGATTACAATATTCCACCAGTAAAATAATAATCATGGCAACATTCGTAGAGTTTATCTCACAATTACACAGTTCTAAGCAACAAGCCATCGTATGGCATCATCAAACTGATGATTTAGCTTGTCATAAAGCCTTAAATAACTTTTATGACGAAGTACAAGAGTTGGTAGATGGTTTAGTAGAAAGCACAAGCGGTGTGTATGGTAGACCAACAGGATACTCTGTACAAACCTTAAAAGATTATGTAGATTGCGACACAGTTATACTTTACTTCCAAGATTTATACAACTACATACAAACTCAAAGAGCAGGGGTTTATCAAGAAACTTGGATACAAAACCAAATAGACGAAGTAGCACAATTAGTGGCAGAAACAATTTACCTTTTAACTTTAGATTAATGGAATTTAAATCATTTGAAGCTTTGGCAAAAGCCCTAAGCGAATTAGAACAAAAAAAGACAGACAAGACAAATTCAAGCGGTATTGCTCATGCAAATTCATTAATCGCTAGTGGAGATGTTATCAAATTAAGCACATGGAATCATCCAACTTCACAAGAGGAGAATGATTACATCGATGCTAATGGAATTGAAGCTTATGGTAAATGGCATTTAGGAATTAACAGCCAAGCTGATCCTAAGACTAAAGACCACTTCCATTATGTGTTTACTTCTGATTTTAAGAATGTAGACAGAGCAGGTTTGATTGCTATTAGACAACGTTCAGCTCAACAAGGATTAGATGCGGTGTTTACAGCAGCAGGTAAAATGCTTGAGAAAATAGATGCTAAAAGTAATGGTTAATGTCAAAAATCATATACCCATCACAACAGTTCAACTTGCAACAAAAAATTGCAAGGAAATCAATTACTGAGTACCGACCAAAAATACAGGAGGCGCTTCAGCATGATTTTAATAAAGCTGCACAGTTGGTACATGAATTAGGGGCACAACAAGTAGTAAATCAACGAAAGACATTCTTTAGCACAGGCAAGGTTTCAAATATTTTACGAACTTTGTACGAAGGAGTGGGTGGATATACCGCTATGAGGTATGAGAAGATTTTTGACAGATACAAAAAAGATGACTCGATAGACTTTAATCTTGACGGCATTTTTAAAGATTGGTTAGCTTTTATGCTTTCATATTGGACTGCTTATAGCGGACCGAAAATGTACGGCATACAAAATACAACCGATAGCGAGATTGCAAGGATACTAAATAACGCAATTCAATACGGAAGGGAACATAATCTTTCAACTGATGAAGTTAATAAAATGGCTATCGGACTTTTGAAAGACGGAACAATAAACAACGCAAGGAGTTTGTTAATTGCTAGAACGGAATCACATCAAGCTTTAAGCACAGGTGCGATTGGGGCAGCACAAAAAGTTAACATACCTTTGCTGAAACAATGGGTTGCTGCTGAATATCCTACAAAGAGTGGAGTACCAAGATATTGGCATCGAGCTTTGGATAATCAAACCAACCCAGACACAGGCGGTGTAAGATTAGAGGTCAACCAACCTTTTTTAGTAAACACCCCTGATTATGGTGTAATAGAAATGCAATATGCACATGATGCAAGTGGTGGAGCAAGGAATAACTGCAACTGCCGATGCTGTACGGTGTATATCGCTTAAAAAAATAAATATGAGCAATTTTTATAACAAAAAGTCTTTAGACGCAGCTCCAATAGATATGGAGGATAGCAGTAGAACCATTACTGTTTATTATTCTGCTTTTGGTAACGTAGATAGCGATGGTGATATTATTACTCCAGGTGCTTTTACTAAAACCCTAAAAGAAAATGGTCCACAAGGTAAAAACAGAGTATGGCATTTAATGAACCATTCTACTGATAAGCCTATTGCTAAACCATTCTCTATGCAGGAAGATGCTTTTGGCTTAAAGGCTCAAGTTAAATTACCTAATACTACATTAGGAAACGACTTGTATGAATTATACAAAGCAGGTCACATTACAGAACATTCTATTGGCTTTCAAACTGTTAAAGCTCAAGCCAAAGGTCAGTTCAATGAAATCACAGAAATCAAATTGTATGAAGGCTCATCCGTATTATGGGGAGCCAATGCTAATACTCCAACAGTAAGTGTTAAATCTGAAAGCAAGGCTGATATTAACGAGGAAATCAATAAAACGATTAAATCATTAAGAAGCGGAAACTTTACAGACGCAACATTTGAATTGTTAGAGTTAAGGCTCAAGCAATTACAGCAATATCTATCTGAAATCGAAAACGGAAATTCAATTAACGAACATTCACAACCGTTTGAAAAAGCATTGGAAGAAGTCGATAATCCGAATGTTAAGGCTGAGATGGAAATTGTCAAATATTTACAATCATTTAAAATCTTTAATTAAGATGTTAGAAGAAATCAAAAGTGGTTTCGAAAGCGTTAAAACCGAAGTAACTGAAAAGTTTGAAGGTGTAAACGGATCAATCGAAGCACTAAAAAATGAAAACGCTGAGTTAAAATCTCAAATCTCAGTTGTTAAGGATGAAATCGAGAAATTAGAAGCAAAAAGCAATCGTAAGACAATGAATCAAAATGAAGTAAAATCCTTTAATACCTTATTGGCTGAAGGAATCGAAAAAAATGCTGACGCAATCGCTAAGGTTGGTCGTCATGAAGCAAAAAACGCAGGTTTCGTATTGGATACTAAAGCTATCACAATGACTGAAGCTGCATCTTTAACTGGTAGCATTCCTCGTGAATATGCTAACAAAGTATATGAATTACCTTCTCGTAAGGTGCATTTAAGAAGTTTATTACCTGTAGGTTCTATGAGCCAAGGTATCTTTACTTTCCCTTATGAAAGTGCTGATACTGGTTCTGTAGGTAACCAAACTGAAGGTAGCACTAAATCTCAATTAGATTTTGCTATCACAATGCAAGATGCTCCTGCACAATACATCGCAGGTTTCTTGAAAATCTCTCGTCAAATGTTAGATGACGTTCCAGGAATGACATCTTTCTTACAAGCTCGTTTGTTAGAGCAATATTTGTTACAAGAAGATTCTCAATTATTAAATGGTAATGGTACTTCTCCAAACTTAAGAGGTTTGACTGTTGCTGCTTCTGCTGCTACAGGTGCTGCTACTGTTGATGTTGAGCAATTAGTTCAAGCTATCGCACAAGTTGAAAGCTCTAACTATTCTGCTACAGGTATTTTGATTAACCCAACAGATTGGGCTGCAATCGTTAATACTAAGAATACAAATGCTGCTTACTCTTTACCAGCTTCTACAGTTGTTACAACTGATGGCTCTTTAAGTATCGCAGGTATCCCTTGTTACAAGTCAACTGCAATCGCTGCTGACAAGTTCTTAGTGGGTGACTGGGCTATGGGTGCTCAAATCATGCAACATACTG